AATTTAGTCAGTGGACTCAGAATAATGCGGGCGGTGGGTTTGCTTATACCCGTAGAGAATTAGATCTCACAAGTTTAGCAGAAGGTATTCGTTTTGCTGACGGTACACGACTAAAATCCGCAGAAGGATTAGGACCTGTCAAACTTCGAAGCCCTGGCAATCGTAGGATCGAAGAAGTCTATGGCTTTAAATCTGTTACAGTGACATCAAAACAGACCACTAGTATAACCGCTACAGCATCACGAAATGCCACAGACGAGTATAGGATTTGGATTGACACTACTACAACCAACATAGACAATATACTTGGCGATACTTTCGCCGCTGGAATTTGGGAAACCAACACTATAGAGTTTAGTTTAGATAACTCCACATGGTACAGATACGATTTTAATTCTACTGGTGCTGGCAACGAAATAGGCTACGGGGTTATTATACCCGGCGCAAGTTTAAACTATAGTCAAGGCGACACTATCTACTTTAGATACAAAACTGGCGGCGAACCTGTAGTATGGTGGACTAGAAATGAACTTCCAGGAGGTTCTACAAACTTCCGCGGTGCTGTCATAGACTATCATGCCTATGATACCAATGCTGGAACAATGATAGGAACTATACATATTGCTAGGGACAGTGGAGATGAATATATCACTCACACTGAAGTATTCAGCGGCGGCAGCAATGGAGAAAATATTGATCTATGGTATCAGACCACTGAAGGAGAACTCAAATATCGCCGAATAGATGGTAACAGTTCTACACTAAAAGTACAGTGGAGTGCTAAGGTGTTTTACGGTTCAGAATTTTGGGATTAATTAGGGGCAAACTAAATGACAATAATAAGAAGATTAAATGTAAGTCAAGTTGACGGTAATGGTGCTAATGACACCAATGCCAATGAAATCCGCCCTTATGGCGAGATTGGTCTTTACCAAGGAGACAACAATAAATTAGAACTGCTGATGTTTGACGGTGTTAGAACGCATGTAAAAAGTAAAGTTCTAAACAAAGGTACATTCTACGGTGGTGATGCTGATAGTGCTGACGGAGCAGGATACGATTCTATCAAGTTGGTGCCTGACGAATCACTTAGAAGAGGAGGAAGTCAGCAATACATTATAGTTGAACCCACAGGTGGCGAACCAGGACACGTACATATCCGTGCTGGTGGTACGATAGATAGCAGTACTGCTGACTTATTCTTAGGTGGCGAATTAAATCATGTCCGAGTCAGCGACACCAGTGACATCGTAACAATATCCGCAGATGCTAACGATAACGGTGCTACTCGCAATTGGTTATTTGATGGTAATAATGGCATTTTATCAGTTCCAGCAATTAACAATGAAAGTTTGTTTATCCAAGGTGCTGAAATAGGATCAACAACTTCAGGTATTGGTATAACAGCAACTAACGGCATTACATTAACTACAGATGCATTGGGAACACCAAAGTTTTGGCAGTTTGACACTAATGGTAATTTAACTGTTCCAGGCAATATCGCAAAAACATCGGGTAACTTAGAGATCACTGCTGAAAACTATGTGATCATTGACAGCACTGACGGTGGACAGATTGACATCGGTGCTAATCAAGCAGACGGTACTCCAAACTCTGGAACTATATTAGTCGGACACTCAGGAAACACCTTACAAATAGCAGCCGGCAAGTTAAGGATAAATGCTACTACTCCTCCTACACACAGTTACGGTGCTGTAGGCGACGTTGCTGGACTGATAGCATTTAGCAACGGTTATCTATACTATTGTACAGGAAGTTATGTGGCACCTACATATCCATCAGAAACATTTACAGTAACTAATGTTGGTGAATTTAATAATACTATCAAAGTGTTGGTTGCTAATAATCCTAATTATACTGTTCCGCAAGCAGGATGGACAGTTACCATTGGTACTACACTAATGACGCTATCAGCATTCAGTGCCCTTGACATTGACGGTGTAAATTGGAATTTTCTATTTGACAACTCCCCTGATGCTCCATTACCCAGTACAGTAACACTGACATCCCCAACACCAAATAGTCCTACAAATATTTGGAAGCGTGTAGCCTGGAGCGGTGACACTTGGTAAAATCTATAGTTAGAATAAAGTGGTAAATATAGGAAATAGGAACAACAAATGAGCATTCAGTACGTAAATATTGGCACCAACCCTAATGACGGAACAGGCGACGACCTAAGATCAGCCTTTTTAAAAGTTAATGATAATTTCCAACTATTGGCAACAATAGGTGGGGAAACTAATTACGGAGCTAATTTAGGAGGCGGTACTGGTGAAGTATATGCTGGAAAAGTTAATGAAGTTCTAAATTTTAGGACTATTGCAGGCGGTCCTGGAATTGCATTAACTGTTGAGGGCAATGTTGTAAGAATAACAAATACATTCACTTCTCCATCAGCTTTTACTAAAATTTACGGCGATGATCCAAACACTTATTTTGAAGCGCAAACACCTAGTTCAAGTTTTAGAATCATAGGTGATGGACTTATATCCACACAAATTGTAAGTAATGAATTAACTATATCTGGCGACTTTAACTTAATTAATGATCAACTACCAAAATTAGGTGCTGATTTAGATTTAAACAGTAATGATATTACAGGAACTGGCAACATTTCACATGTTGGTTCTATTCTAACAGATAATTTAACTGTAGGTAGAAGTTCTGGTCCTGGAAATTTTCCTAGTGCGACATTGTTAAATGGAACATTAACTGTACGTGCTAACTCAATTTTAGCATCAGTTTCCGCAACTGTTGTCAATGCATCAACATCAGTAACTGCACCACTCTTCAATGCTACAGGAAACGGATTTATAGGCTCACTAGCAGGAAACACCACTGGTATACACTACGGCAATGTTAATATTAGAGGATTAGGTGTACCAGATACTGTGGTTGTTAATACTGCTACTAGCCCTGCTACTATTACTGGATCACATGTTGGAACATTCAGTGGTTCTTTAACAGGTACATTGAGTGCAGGTGGTTTGGATTTAAACGGTAACGATATTTCTGGTATTGGTACTATTGAAGTTACCGCACCAGACAGTAGTTCAAAATTTCCATTAATTGCTAATGCGTTTTATCATCCAGGAGCAATAAGCGGTTTTATTACACCTAGTGTTAGTGATTTAGGCAATTCTACAATATTGTCTATGGAACAACAAACTTTTGGTATGTCAGAATCTTTAAGATTAAGAGCTACCAGTATTAATTCCAGTCAGTCTTATCCATTAGGCACTAGCATTGCATTTGAATCAGTTAATACTGTTGACGAGGATCTTCCAAATTATGATCCTCTCAATTTGCCTACACAACCAGAATATCAACTACAAGGTTATTTAGGAATCTTAAATTATAAACCTTACGAACAATTTTCTGATCCAACGTTTACATTACCTAATGAAACAGAATTTAGTACATTTGTAGCTAGAGTTAGAAAAAGAAGTTTTTCAGTAAATGATCCTTATCTATTAGATGTAATAATTGCAAGGGGTGATGGAAGAGTTACTTTGGGTGAAGGTATTGATATTTTGGACTCTACCATTAGACCTTACAGAGTTTTAAACAACACTGGAACTGGAGAACAACCATCCATAAACGATTTAATTATATATACGGAACGAACTGATACTTATATTAACTTTTACGGAGCTTATGCACAGCCAGCTGGTAAAGGTCCTGCTCTTGGTGGTTATAGTTTTCCAAAAACCATAGGCGCACCAGGTCAAGTTTTAGCAGTTAGAACGCCTGATGGCATTAACCCAAATAATTTATTAGAATGGGTAACACCAAGTGGTGGAGGTGGTGGAGGTGGTGGCGCCACAACTTTCTTAAATTTAACTGATACTCCTATTAGTTATGCAGTTGGTGATGCAGGAAAAATAGTTGTTGTTAAGAGTAACTTGTCTGGATTAGAATTTACCAACACCATTACAGCAACCTTAAACGGAAATGTTACTGGCAATGTAACTGGCAATGCTAGTACTGCCACTGCGTTACAAACAACAAGATCAATCAACGGTAAAAACTTTAACGGAACACAAAACGTAACACTGACCACGGCTGACATTAGTGAAGTTAATAATTTATATTATACTGATGACAGAGCAAGAGGTGCAATCTCAGTAACACCTGGAACTTCTTTAAGTTATACCGCTGGAGTTTTAAACATTAATGAATCGACAACCAGCACTGTTGACTCATTAGTTAAAAGAACTTCTACAGGTGGTATTGAAGTAACATCTTTAAAAGTAACCACTATAGAAAAAAATACCGCCGACACTGCTATTACTATCAGTAATAGATTAGAAACAGCATCTGTTATTTCTTCAACCAACGATATAACCACTACTGGAATTGTTTCGGCTGGATTTATTAATTTAACAGGAACTGGAAATCAAACTATAGCGTCGTCAGATAAAATAATTTTAAGTCCAGCAACTTCTATTGATGTTAGTGCAAAAAGAATTACCAATCTTCCTTTAACAGTACCAACTGATAATAGTGATGCTACTTCTAAGAAATATGTTGATGATCAAACAAGTTCAGTTTACACAGCAAGTTTACAGAGTTTCCCAATTGCAGGAGACTCAGGTGGTAGTTTAACTGTTGTTAAAGGATCAACTGTAACCATTTCTGGAAGCACAAACATTAACACATCTACTACAGTAAATGGTGTACAAATTAGTCTAAAAACAACCATATCTGGTGTTTCTGTTAGTGGTAATTTGCCTGTTTCTGGAACATTAACTGCCAACGTTGCTAAAGCTGGTAACATTAATATTACTAATAATGAAATACAACAAACTGTAACTGGCAATAATATTAATCTTGTACCTGGAAGTAGTGGTGGTTCCGTAGTAATTACTGGTGGAGATTTTAAATTAACCACTAATAGTAGATTATTTGTCACTGGATCAAATATTGTAGAAGTTGCCGCAAATTCATTAGAAGTTGAAATTCCAGTAACAACACCTGTAACATTTGTTAGAACACTAAATTGGGTAGATGACAATGCTGCCTTAGCCTATGGGTTTATGCTCGACGGAACCCAAGGACAGTATAAGACAATCATAATGCTTGATAGGGGTAATTATGGTAATGCTTTAGATACAAGACCTAGACATCTTGTATTAAGAGGTAAAATAAACGGCGCATCAAGAACAGTGAATATTGCGGCTTCTGATCCTAACGGTTCAAGTACATTTATTTTCTTGGACGGATTTTGGTGGCGAACCGCTAACGTGGCGTAATATATGTTAAGACCAAATTGGAATACTCAATCAGGATTAATTTCATCCTTAAATGCAGGCGCATCAATAGAATTGTCTCTAAGTGTAGACAACGCTGTTTCAGTTGAATTAATTTCTAAGTCTTTGCCACCTGGTTTAAAATTGACTAATCGAACAGTTGATGACGAACTAACTTGGTTTATTTCTGGTATTCCTTTAGATTTAGGTATAGATAAAGAATATGATTTTGTTCTAAGAGCTTCTAATTTTACTGGCCCTAATAACTCAAAATTGATTCAAGACAGGACTTTTAAATTAATAATTGTAAGTTCTACTGCGCCCGTTCTATTAGATCCAGAAGGAACTTTAAATTTAGTAAATGCCAACGAAAATTATATATTAAACAAAAGTACTATAAGTTACCAGTTTAATGCAACTTCACCATCAATTCCTCAAGGACAAAGTTTAAAATTTTATATTGAGGAAGGATCAGGTCAACTACCACCAGGATTAAAATTAAGTAAAACTGGTTTGCTTTATGGAACAATTGACGATGATTTAAATTTAGATTCCAATATTGTTCAAGGAACATATGATAGAGATTACTATGATATGAATCCTTACGATTATTCATCTACCATTGAACCAGCATTAGCTTCTGTTACTGTTAGTCAAGGAAAAATTAATAACACTTTACTAACCTATGGTGGTAATGGATATATTTTAGATCCTGAAGTTATTATTGGCGGGTCAATTAATCAAATTACCATCGTAAATAAAGGAACTGGATATACTACTGCGCCTGAAGTTTTATTCAGTCTAAGTCCAGTTCCTGGCGGAGTTACTGCCACTGGCTATGCTGTAATGGAAGACGACTTAATTCCAGTACCCTTGTTCAATTCTATTATTGATGGCGAGCAAGGTTCATCACCAACAACAGTAATTCTAGATGGTGGAGACGCTGATGACGTTGCAACATCGATAATAGACGGTGGTGTTGCAAGTCCAATAGTGTATGAAACATTGGGGAAACGTGTAGCAGGAATTGTTATCACCAATCCTGGAACTGGATATACCAGTGCTCCAACTATAACTTTTAGGAATCAAAACACTGGTAATGGTGCTGAAGCAACTTGCAATTTACGAAGCGGATCTGGCGCTCAATTAGCCGCAAGAGTTAGTAATGGTTCTGTTGCAACATTAGAAATTATTAATACAGGTAGTGGTTATTCTTCCCCACCTCTAATAAGTTTTGGTCTACCTACAGCAGGCGCAAAAATTATTTCTAGAGTTTATAAATTTGCTGTTACTGTAAGCAACGGTGAAGAAACTGATACCAAAAATTATACCATATTAGTCAAGAGTGAAGATTCTCTACGTGTTGACACTACATTTATCAGTTCTGATACTGAAGATTTTGACACTAGTAAAACGTATGTACAATCCCCAATTTGGATAAGTCCAAATGTTCTTCCTACTATAAAGGGTGATAATAATTTTATATACGATTTAGAAGTATTTGATCCAACTCCAAGTATTGGAAAAATATATTTTAGTTTGATGGATATAAACTTTGATGGAACAGAATCTCAACTTGGGCCAGCTGACGAAATAAAAAATGCAGTTGAGTATCAAATAGTGTCTATTGATTTAACTAGACCTGCATCAATAACACTTACACAATCTAGAGTTTTTAATGATGGTGATAGAATTAAGTTGTCTGGAATTTCTGGAACTACTCAGTTAAACAACGGAATTTTTTATGTCAAAGTAGTTGATCCTTTCAAATATCAATTATTTTCTGATAGACTTTTAATAAATCCAATAGATGCGTTACTATATACACCATTTACAGGCACAGGCTTTGCACGTTTCCAATCAAATTATCTAAATTTAGATTTTGATGGAGGTGAAATAAGTGGGTTCATTCCTTATCAACCTAGTATTACAAGAACATATAATTTTACAGTTAAATCTGTTCGAGTGATAGACGATGTTGAAGTTGCCAGTGTTTTTAAACAATTTGAACTAACTGTTAAAGGAAATATTGAAGGCGAAATAACATTTAATAGTCCTTCATTATTGGGAAGTATTAGTCCAAACGAACAATCATTATTTGAAGTTGAAGCAACTTCAACTATTCCTTCCAGCTCTATACTTTATTCTTTAGTTCCTGGTTATGGAAAAACTAGTAAAACAAATTATATAGAACTTGATTTCAATGAACAAAATGGAAAAATTTATGTGGAAGGATATGGATTAAATCCATTTCTAACTCTAGAAAAAGGGCAAACTTACAAAATAAATGTTTCTATTAGTAACTTTACAATAAGTTTTAGAAACAGTGATAACACCTATTATAATTTTGGTTTAAGACATAGTACTGGTGCTGTTGAAATTGCAGCTCAAGAAAAGTCGTCAGGGTATTATATCTTTACCCCACCATATAGTGATGTTGCATCAATTAGAATTGTTTATACAAATGTTAAAAAGAATGGCTTGATAGTTGCAGTGAAAAGATTTAATAGTATTAGTTTAACTTGGGAAAGACAATATCTTCCAACAGTATATGATGATTATCAAGCAAGTTCTTATTATGAAAAAGAACTGTTTAATAAAGTTGAAAGAGCTCCAGGTTCTGGTGTATATAATTTAGTTCCTAATGGTTCGTCCGCTCTTGCAGTTTTTATTAAATGGACCAAAGTAGAAGTAGAGATTAAAAGATACAATCCTAATACCTTTCAATGGGAATTACAAAATTACCCAACAGTCAAACCTTCAACACCAAACAATGGTGATTACTGGGTAGATCTTAGCGAAACAAATTTTGGTTTGTTAGATTTTAGATATGTAGGGTTAGCTGGTATATGGACACCGGTAGTGGTAAATGTAGTGAATAGTGTTCCATTAAATTCATTTGGTTCAAATTATAATTTAATTGTTGTTAAATCAAACGGAACCTTTAAGGTAATGAGGAAGAGTAATGGAATTTGGAAATACTTAGAAAGATTACCTAACGGAGTAAAGACTGCATTTGATCCAAACATATTTTATACAAAATATGATGCAGAAACACCAGTTACTAATCTTCAATACGACGTATGGTTCAAATACACTTCAATCTTTGACGGCAATGATTCAGAGATAACATGTACATTAAAGAGCTTGGATAGTTTACCAACAGAACTTACTGTTGGTCTTGATGGAGACATTATTGGAAAGATAAGTCCAAATACTGGATCAGTTTATAAGAGCTTTTACACGGAAAATAGACTATATCTAATAAATGATGTTGTCACCTTTGACAATAATCTTTATATCTGTGTAAATCAATATAGAAGTTCAGGAAATTGGTTAAATGAAATTACTAATTGGCAACCTTATTTCTTTCCTAAGAGAGTTGTTACAAGCATAGATGCTAATATATCATCTGACACATCTAGGTTTGCAATCGCAGGACCAGATGGTACTGATAATACTACTATAGACAAATTGTTTAGATTTAGAGTTAGAGCTAATGACACACAAAATGTTGGATTTGTTGACAAAGATTTTAACATTGAATATCAATCCACTACTAATATAACACTAACTAATATCTATCTACAACCATTCTTAAGTAAAGAAGGAAGAGATTTATACTTTAATTTTATAACAGACCCAGTAATTTTTCCACAGAACAGCATTTATAGATTAGAAGACAGTAATTTTAGTGTGCAACGTGTTCCAAAAATGTTATTATTAGGCGGAATTGAAAGTACCAGTGCTGAACGATATGCCAGTGCTGTGCAAAGAAATTATTACGACAGACCACTTTATTTTGGCGAAGTAAAATCTGCTATTGCTAAAAAAGGAACAAATATTGAATATGAAGTAATTTATATTGAAATAAATGATCCTTACGAAATTAATAATGTTAGTGTTGCTGAATCAATTAAGTTAGGTTTTGAATATGACCTATTAACTGCTGATTATACTAAACTTAGAATGGATACTAATGAAAACACAGTTGACGACACTGGATTAGATACTGTATATCCAAGCAGTATTACACTGATGCAAAAGGGAATTGAAAATGTAAGTTCACAAAAAATAGAAAGTGTATTAGTAGAGCCAACGTATGACGGCCCGTATGTTGGCGACGAGCCATTAGGTTGGGGATTAGTTGGTAATATAGATCCCCCTACTCTTTTTGAAGATTGGGGATTGATCAACGAACGAGTTGCTGTAATTGACGACTTCTTGTCTGTTACAGAAGCATTGAAAAAGGACGATAATTATAGACCTCTGTGGATGAATACCAGTCAAGACGGAACTGGTAATATCATAGGGTTCGTAAAGGCCGTGCCAATTTGCTATTTGAAGCCTGGAGAAGGCGCCAAAGTATTAGAATTGATAAAGAAGAGCAACTTTGACTTTAAGAAGTTGAATTTTACAATAGATAGAATTATAATTCAAAATCCACAGGGTAGCACTGGGGATAAATATATTAAGTTTATTAACAGGGAAATCATATGACAGCCGTAAGCGCAATCGTTTTTAGCACAATTAATGAAAATTTTCCTACAGCTGGACAGGATAATGACAGTCAAGGCTTTAGAGATAATTTTGCTAGGATTAAAACAGCCTTGAGCACAGCTCAAACTGAGATCACATATCTTAACACAAATTCTGTTGACAAAACAACCAACAACGATATGGGTAATAATACCCTAAGTAATTTAATATTAAAAAATTACGGAGTAAGAAGCAGTCCAGACGTAAATTCTGCTGGTACAGTTAATGTAATTACTTTTAGCGATTTTCAATATAAAAAATATTCAGTCAACAATACAACAAATACTTTTCAAATTGATAATTGGCCTGTGGACTGCTACGCAGAATTTAGGTTAGAAATTATTTCAGCGGCTGGCACTAAAAGAGTACAATTCCAAAAAGGCGTTATTAATAATAGTTTAGGTAGCCCTACACAATTTCTACATTTAGGACAAGGATTTGGTAACACCAATTATGTAGATTGCATCAGAGAAGCAAATAGTAAACTGCAACGATATGTCTTTAAAATTTCTAGCCCAGATGGTGGTATCAACACCTTTGTAGATTTAGAAGGCGTATATCAGCAACAGGCTTGATAATGCACCCACTTCAGATAGATTTATCAAAGATCTCTGATAGCGACTTAGAAGAAAAAATTAGAGATCTTACTAAAAAATACACTACCGTTTTACAGGTAAGTCCTTCAGCAAGCACTCAACTATTAATGCTCCTAGAAGATTATAAAATTGAAAAAGAATCTAGAGAGCAAAGAAAAATAGAAGCAATGAACAAAGATCTAGGCAAAGACCTAGACGATCTAATCAATATTGGTTGACATCAAACGTAAAATGTAATACAATACATGTATGCGTGTAAATCAGTATGGTCAAATTATCAGATCTGAAAAAGAAGTAATCGAAGCCCTTTTTCAAAATCCAAATTTAGATATATCTATAATTGATTTTGACAGCAATAATGTTGTTGAAAAATTCAATAATTCTTCTAATGTCTGCGGAATCAATCTTCAAATTAAAAAGAATAAAGAAATAGACATTAGCATTGAAGAGTTTGATAAAAATAATCAACAGCAATGGTTCATACCAGATGAATCAAATAACTTTGATATTGAAACATGGTTGTTTGAACAATGCCAAACTGAAAAAGAGTTTTTTAGAGTAAAAGATGAATTAGATTTGTATCAGCAATTCAATCTACGACAAATATTGATAATTGCAAAGTATTTGGTTGATACATTTAGAAAAAATCAATTAGTTTGGGGTGTTGGTAGAGGCAGTAGTGTTGCCAGTTACTGTCTATACCTAATAGGTTTACACAAAATTGATAGTATAAAATATAATTTAGATGTCAGAGAGTTTCTAAAATAAGTATAAGACAAGGAGAATACCATGGCTGAAAGAAAGATTTACAAAACAATGCAGGGAAGAGAAATAGATTTTGATAGTTTAAGACTATCTAATGAACTAGTTCCTGCTGTAGGGAATATGCGTGTAAACGCTCGAGGCGATGAAATACGTCCCAATGGGGAAATAGTAAGATCAAGAGATGAAATTTCAGAGCAAAAAAATCAAACAGAAATAAAACAAATACAGGAAACTGAATTTAACGAGGACTTTGGACCTGAACCTGAAATTACTCCAGAACAGGCACAAGAAATTTTGTCCAAAAAGAAAAAGCCACAGGAGAAATAAATGGCAGCAGTTAAAGGCAATTTACGTCCTTTAGGTGACAAAATTTTTGTTACGGACATGAACTTTGGTGAAAGCAAGACTAAGTCTGGCATTGTACTAACATCTGATGACGGAAAAAGTAGCGGACTACATCCAAGATGGGCGAGAGTTATTTTTGTAGGTGATGATCAAAAAGATGTCAAACCTGGTCAGTGGGTGTTGCTTCAGCATGGGCGCTGGACTAGAGCAATAGCTTACGAAATAGAAACAGGTGAAGAAATTAAAATCCATATGGTGGATAATGAAGGACTTCTATTAGTAAGTGATGAAAAACCAGAAGAAGACGCAATGCGTGTTAGCATTGGTGCAATGAATTTTAACATTCCAGGATAATTATGACAAATCCTTTTAAAGATCAAGAAAAATTTATGCGGGCCTGTGACCAATCAGTTGAAGGCTTTAATCAAGATCAATTTAAATTATATCTTGATTTAATGGAAGAAGAATGGAAAGAATTGAAGCTTGCCATTGATAATAATGACAACGTTGAAACCTTAGACGCATTGTTAGATTTTATCGTTGTAACAATTGGTGCTATTCATTCAGCTGGTTTTGAGGGAGAAGGTGGCTGGAAAGAAGTTATGCGAACTAACTTTGCCAAGATTGATAAAGAAACTGGCAAGGTGCGTAAGCGTGAAGATGGTAAGGTTCTTAAACCAGTAGGTTGGGCTCCGCCAGATTTACGACCGTTTATCAGTAAGCAATAAAATCATAGGGTCTTGACAGGCCCTTTTATTTTCTATATAATAAGGAGAAAATAGGAGAGTCTTTATGAATAATAACAGCCTACAAAAAGAAATAGAACTAGCAGAAGATTTAAAAGATAAACTTGATGCGATTGAAGGTAAAAAATCAAAACGTACAAGAAAAACTAAAACAGATCAAAAAGTAACAACACCTTACGACAAAATTGTTGATGAAAGTTTCATACCTAAACTTGACAGTACAAAAAAGAAAGTTGAGGAAATAGAAAAATCATCATTATCAGAAAATGAAAGCAATTATCCAGATCCAGTAAAACATAAACATATTAGTTTTATTAAAAGTGGATTTAGAATTTTAGCGGGTGCTACTTTATTTTTTGGTGAATTCGCTATAGCAGGTGTTTTGTTTATTGTTGCTGAATTACTTGGCGTCTATGAAGAAATGGTATGAGAATAGGGTTTACTTGTAGTACGTTTGACTTGTTTCATGCAGGGCATGTAATGATGCTTGAAGAAGCTAAAAAGCAATGCGAGTTTTTGATCGTGGGATTACAAAGTGACCCCACAATTGATCGTCCAGGAATTAAAAATAAACCTGTACAAGGACTTTTTGAACGCTGGGCACAGCTAAGAGCTTGTAAATTTGTAGATCAAATAGTCCCATACAGTACTGAAAAAGAACTTAGAGATATTTTACTTTCATTTCCTATTAATGTTAGAATATTAGGCGAAGAGTACGCAGGCAAAGAATTCACAGGTCATGACATTCCTATGGAATTTTATTTTAATCAACGTAAACACAGTTTTTCAACAAGCGAATTAAGACAACGAGTTATAGAGGCTAATAAATGAAACAATTATGGGTAGAAAAATATCGTCCAAAAACAGTTGACGGTTATGTTTTTAGAGACGACAACCAGCGTATGCAGGTACAGTCCTGGATCAAACAAGGAAGTATTCCGCACTTACTTTTAAGTGGTAGTCCAGGTATTGGAAAAACTACTTTGGCAAAACTTCTCCTTAATGAGTTAGAAATTCCAGATTATGATGTATTAGAGATCAATGCATCACGTGAGCGAGGTATTGGAGAAGTCAGAGATAGAATTACTAATTTTATTAGCATGATGCCATTTGGTCCTTTTAAAGTAGTTCTGCTAGATGAAGCAGACATGCTGACTCCAGAAGCCCAGGCCGCTATGCGTGGTGTTATGGAAGAATATGCAAGTACCAGTCGATTTATTTTGACCTGTAATCATCCTAATCAAATTATACCTGCAATACACAGTCGTTGCCAACAATTTCACTTTGAAAAAATTGATCAAACAGAATTTACTGCTCGTGTAGCAACAATACTTGTTGAAGAAAATATTGAATTTGATTTAGACACTTTGGACACATACGTTAAAGTAACATATCCAGACTTACGTAAATGTATTAACCTAGTACAACAAAATTGTAGAGACAATTCACTAGTAGCACCAAATTCCAGTGATGCAGGGATGCAGGATTGGAAAATTAAAATGGTAGAATTGTTCAAAGCTGGTAAGATACAAGACGCACGTAAACTAATTTGTTCAAATGCTCGTCCAGAAGAATTAGGCAGTGTTTATCGTTGGATGTATGACAATTTAGATGTTTTTAGTAAAGAAGATGAAGTACAAGATCAAGCAGTATTAATCATTAAACAAGGCTTAGTTGATCATACATTAATTGCAGATCCAGAAATTAATCTAAGCGCAACTTTAATTAAATTGGCTAGACTATCATGACATTTTTAGTTACAGAAAATTGTATTAAATGCAAGTTTACAGACTGCGTTGCAGTTTGTCCAGTTGATTGCTTCCATGAAGGACCAAATTTCTTAGCTATTAATCCAGACGAATGTATTGACTGCGGAGTGTGTGTACCTGAATGCCCTGCTGATGCGATAGTTGCAGACAATGATGCAACTGTAGACGTTCCATTTTGGCGTGATTTGAATAAAAAATTAAGTAATCAATGGCCCGTCATAACTAGGAAAAAAGACCCATTGCCTGATGCAGATCAATGGAATGGGACTCCAAACAAAATAGATTTATTAGAACCATAATGAGTAATTCGGCCAAAGGAAAAGATAGTTATGATTCAAAAATAGGGGATACACTTGTCCCCTTTTTTAATCGCAATGTAACTCCTTATCCTACAGAAGTTGGTGCTCCTAATTTTGATTTAATACCTGTATCTAAACAAAAAGATATAATGATAAATCATGCTAGGATGTATGCTCAGCAAGAGTATAACAGAATTATGGAACTAGTTACAGTTTTACAAAAACAAGCAGAGTCTATTAAAAGAAGATTAGATGTTACTGATGCAGTACATGCCGCTGAGTATCAATTTCAAGTGGTAATGGGACAATGCTATTGGCTGGTATGGGATGCTAGAAAAAAGAAAACGTTATTGACTCATAACGGACCAAAAGATTGGAGTACAGGTGCTCCTGAAGATTATGTCTATCAAACTCGTGTAAAATATATGGGAGACCACACTTGGTTAGAAGTAGACGAAGAAGGCAACGTTAAAGAATAGAAAAGGGGCAATGCCCCTTTTCTTATAACGTGTCTCCGTAAAGTGCTAGTATTTCTTTTACAGCATCATGCCTTTCGATATCCTTAACATTAAATTCAACTAAATCTACGGCTCTATGGGTGTTAGTAGATTTGTATTTTTCAATAAAGTCAACTAGGCCGTTAGCTGTAGGACGGTCGGCTTGTTGCAGGTCGCCAGTGACCGCCATTTTGCTATTTTCCCCAAGTCTAGTGAGTAACATCTTCATTTGACTTGGCGTTGCGTTTTGCATTTCGTCAGCAATAATAAAACTGTTTTTAAAAGTCCTCCCTCTCATATAGGCTAATGGGCTGATCTCCAAGATTCCGTCTTCCATCATTCCCGCAATTTCTTGCGGAGTATAATGTTCTTCAAAGACATCAAAAATGGGCCTAGTCCATGGAGCCATTTTTTCATTTAACGTTCCAGGTAAGAATCCATGCTCTTCGTCAACACTAACTGCTGGGCGTGTTATAACTATCTTTTCGACAGTTCCTTCTTGCAATGATTTAATAGCCATTTGCACACCCAATAGAGTTTTGCCCGTTCCCGCAGGACCGATAGCAAATACTATATATTTTCGTGGATTTTTGAGCAGTTCTAGGTAAGTTTCCTGCGATAAGTTGCGAGGAACTATATGAACCTGACGTTTTTTGTGCTGAAATTTTTTAATCTCAATGAGATTGCTGTTTTGTGAACTATTACGTTCACGCTGTTTCGCTCTTGACAATGAACACCTCCTTGTAAATCGCGACCTGCAATTATATTTAAGGGGGTTGAAAAAAACCTAGCTCATATACCCAAATTTTTTGCTAAATATTATCGAGGACTAAAAAATGCTAGATATCATTGACGTAATTAAGAATACTAAAGAGGTTTATGGGGCAAACAGCAGTATCAGCATCTTGAAAGATTTCGAGAGAGTGCTGGACGAGCTTGATTTGTATGTTTTTGAGAACTGGGAAGATGGCGAACTTGTTGAAGGCCCAATTGTCAATAGATATACAGTTGAATGCTCTTTTATGTGGCCACATGATAAAATGCCTAATCCAGACGGCGGTAAGCGTCTGTTAGATTACGACTGTAAAGTACTTTATAGAAAAGACAAGCTATTGAAACCACGCAAGGTGTTAAGCCCTGATGACTATCGTCCAGGTAGCAAAAAGGGAAAAATTGACGAACACGCTGTTTGGATAGTAACAATTTTAATGCCTAAAAAGTTAATGCAAGACATTTATCAAGGCTACGTTAAAAAAGAAAATGATAAAATGGCAGATGATATGAGAATGCAATCATCCTCCGTTGGAGAAGCAATGCCTGATGCAAATGTAGAACAAAATGCGGAGATACAGCCAAATGCCTGAACAACTTAATGAAGGCTTAAAGGCCAAAGATCTAGAACATTTTGTTAATGATACATTTTTAGTTGACACCTATAAAAGTAAAATGGGTGAGGACAAAGATGTTTCTGTAATAAGCTTCAAAGTTAAGGATCGATTACCTGCTTTAGATTTAATGGAATTTATTGAAAGAGGTTACGGTTTTGTATTAGATGCAGATATAAGTAGCGGAGAAGAAGCAGACGGCAAATATAGTGTATTTGTTGAAATTGAACGTGACCGAAAACTTGCAGAAAGAATTGAGGAAATTATCACTGGAGTAACTAAATTAACAGGCATTGATAATTGGCGTTTTAGATATCATAAAGAATGGCAAGGCAAACCATATAGTATGGCGTTAATTGCTGAAACTATTCCATCAAGTCCTGAAGCATACTTGATGTTTCTTCAAGAGTCTAAAAACGAAGAAGTGAAAAATTTTTTAAGTGACGTATTGTATGATGATGTTGTTTTTGAAAATAACATTATGACAATATATAGACCGTTCGTTGACGGGCTAAAATTTGAAGTTCGTAACATTGGTGATTACAAAACAGTTATGAATGAGAGCAATGCTGATATTAAACTAGACGAGCAATCTAATGCTCAGACTGTTTTCTTAAGTAAAATTTTTAAAAATTACGAAGTAATTAAATTAGGTGAAAATTTTATGATTAGAAGAAACGATCAGTCAATACTAGTCAAACCACTATGAGGGCGAAAAATGAGTTTTACATTTGATTTTAGAAAAGAACAACTAGCACAAATTATTCCTGGTAATCCTTATTTGGATCACTGGTTTCATGCTTTAGACGAAATTTTACCAGAATATGAAATTAATACTCCACAACGTGTGGCAGCATTTCTAGCACAATGCGCTCATGAGAGTGGCGGATTTCGAGCTTTGAAAGAAAATTTAAATTACAAAGCCGCAACATTGCGTAAAATTTTTCCTAAGTATTTTCCAGATGATGCAATAGCTAATCGTTACGCTAGTTTGCCAAATAAACAAGAAGCCATTGCTAATCGTGTTTATTGCCATCGTATGGGTAACGGCGACGAGGCCAGCGGTGACGGATATCGTTACTGCGGACGTGGTTTAATTCAGTTAACAGGTAAAGACAACTATACTTGGTTTGCTGCCAGTTTAGAAATACCAGTTGAAGAGGCCGCAGAATATTTGCAGACATTTGAAGGGGCAGTACAAAGTGCTTGCTGGTTTTGGGAAACCAATAATTTAAATGTTCAAGCAGATGCAGGCGACATTAAATTAATGACCAAAAAGATCAACGGCGGTTACATTGGATTAGATGACCGTATCAAGCATTACAATCACGCACTACACGTTTTTGGAGCACACTAAGATGTGGCAATTTCAATGGATGTTGAGTTTAATTCCAGATAGTATTTTTGTTTGGATTACTTACATTTTGATGATCATTGGTGCTGGATTATACGTAGCCAGCAAATTAGTTAAATGGATTCCATTGATGGGACAATATAAACTCCCAGCGGAATTAATCGGCATTATAGTATTATTAGCTGGTACATATCTATTTGGTGGCTACGGAGTAGAGATGAGCTGGAGAGATAAGGTAAAGCAACTTGAAGAAAAAATTAGAATAGCAGAAGAAAAAAGTGCTCAAGTTAATACCGTTATACAAGAAAAAATTGTATATAAAACCAAAGTTATTAAACAAAAAGAAATTGAGTACATTGATCGAATCAAAGAAGTAGAAAAAGTAATTGATGCGAAGTGCGAGGTTGATCCTGTTGCTATTGATATTCTTAACAAAGCAGCCAGTGATCCAACTAAATCAGAAACCACCTCAGGAGAAACAAAATGAAATATTTGCTTGTTTCGCTTGTATTTTTGACCGGCTGTTCTACTACAGTTCCAGTAACATTAAAATTTCCTACCGTTCCGCCAGAACTTGCAGAAGCATGTCCTGATCTAGAAAAAACTCCAGAAGGAACTACCCAACTAAGCAAAACTTTAGAAGTTGTAGTGAAAAATTATAGCAAGTATCATCAATGCAAATCTAAAGTTGATGCTTGGAACGAGTGGTATCAGGAAAACAAGAAAATTTACGATTCAATTAAATAGTAGCATATAAAGGAGCGACAGATGGCATTACATGATACCATTTTAAAGATGATTAATAAAGAACCAAAAGATCCGGATGCACCAAAGCCTCCAGTAGGATCACGTTCAGAGCGTGAAGCAAAAATTAAAGACAAAGCAGGTATGGTCATTTCCGTATTTGCATTATTTTTAGCAGTCAACAGTTGGTATGGCGGCAAGTTAAGTTCAACAGTTCTTAACAATACACTAGGTGCCAACAATGCTTGGGCACAGTATCAAGCAAAGAACAATCGTTTAGTTAGTTACGAGATTGCCAGCAAGACAACTAGCGATCCTGCTCTAAAGAAAGAGTTTAAAGCAGAGGCAGAACGTATGGACAGCGATAAGAAAGAAATCGCCATCAATGCACGTAAGATGGAACACGATCGCGAAGTAGCAAAAAAATCTAGTCCATGGATTGGATATGCAAGTACAGCCTATCAATTGGCCATTGTAGTTTTATCCGCAAGTATTCTTGCAGTTAGCATGGGCATGTTTTGGGCAAGTTTTGGAGTAGCAGGTATTGGACTAGTTTTAAGCCTAAATGGCTTATTCCTTTGGTTCTAAATAATTAAGTTAGGAGCGGATTATGCCAACAGCAGAAGAGTATGAAAAAATGAGTGATAGCGAAAAGAAAAAAGAAGATTGGATGAATAGTAAATGGCGTCCAATGATGGGCTGGCTATACATGGGCGTATGTGCATTTGATTTTGTACTATTCCCAGTAATGTGGTCAGCATTACAAGCAGTGATGCATGTAGGTCAGATGACACAGTGGCAACCATTGACATTACAAGGCGCTGGACTATTCCACATCGCAATGGGTGCTGTACTAGGTATTGCGGCATTAGGTCGTACACAAGAAAAATTAGCAGGAGCAAATAATGGCGGAGCACAAACACCAGCACCAACAGCAGGCTTTAGCGTACCTCCGGCAGCACCAAGCAGTTTCAGCGCACCAGCTACGCCAAGTTTCGGAGCACCAAGCACCCCAAGTAGCTTTGGCGGAGGCAGCTTTGGAAGCGCACCTAAACCAGCAAGTGCTCCAACGTATAGTGCCCCAACATCAGTAATGACTAGCAGTACTGGAAAACCAATGCCAGTACAGCCTGATCAACCAGAACTCTAAAAGGAGAGTATTATGAAACATTTATTATTTGTAGCAGGTCTAGCATTGGCGGTTTCCATGCCATTGCAGGCCGCAGATGAAGCACCTAAGACTAAAAAAGTTTGTGTAATGCAAAAAGATGCTAAAACTGGAAAAGAAAAAGAAGTTTGTAAAAACGTAAAAATCCATAAAAAGCATGAAGGCACAAAACCTGAAGATGTTAAAAAAGCTGAACCAGCTAAAAAAGCTGAACCAGCTAAAAAGGACGCCGCTAAGAAATGAAAAAATTCCTTATTGCAATCAGTATTGTTAGTTTAACAGGCTGTGCTAGTGTTAAGGAAATGATTCCTAGCTTTTCAGATCCAAATCAATCTGCTAAGATTATTGATGTAAGACAGAGTGTGGAGCAACTAGATTGCAAACAAGTTCATGCTCCACAAGCTAAAAAAATCAAAGATAATTTAGATTGGTTTGAATTATATTCTGTAAGTAAAGGATGGCGTCAAAATGATGTTCTCAAATTGATTAAACCAATGCAAGAAACTGTAGATGAATTTTACAAACGCAGTACTGCTGAAAAACAAGGTTCAGATGCATATTGTGAAATCAAAAAGAAAGTCATGAAAGTTCAAGCTGAAAAAGCCGCAACGGCAATATTAGGGAGATTTTAAATGATTAATGATTTGATTACATTATCACAAGACAATGGTCCAATTGGTGAGAGGGCAAGAATTGCTTTACAGTTAACTGAGCAAGTTAATAGACAAGAAATTAGCGCAGATGAGTATCAAGAATTAATGAGAGACTTGACACGGTTAGATGAAGTTACCGAGCAATCAAGTTCTATTGAAATGAAAACTATGTTAGTTTCTGCTATCTATGTAGTTGCTCAATTAGCATAACAATGTTCTTTAACTTTCAAAAGGCAGCTTGACAGTTGCCTTTCTTTGTTATATAATAGTGCTATGAAAGATTATTATGGAATATTGGGCGTACCAAAAACAGCAACGCAGGATGATATAAAAAAAGCCTTTAGAAAAATGGCTATGAAACATCACCCTGACCGCGGGGGCGACCAAGGTAAATTTAAAGAAATAAACGAAGCTCACGACATATTGAGCGACAATGACAAACGTATGATGGTAGATCAAGGAATTGATCCACTCAATCCAAACCAACGACAGGGACAGCATTTCCATAGTAGCGGTAGTCCTTTTGAATTCCATTTTGGTGGTCATCCGCACATGGATGATATTTTAAGAGGATTTGGATTTAACTTTGGTGGCCCGCAATGGGGTAACCAACCTCCTAGAAAAAATAAATCTCTTAATATTAATCTAAATGTTAGTTTAGAAGAAGTTTATACAGGGGTTACTAAAGAGTTAGAATTAACTTATCCTGGTAATAACGTAAGGTCTATTAAAATAGAAATCCCTAAAGGTGTAGACAATGGGGTAACTATCAGATATGAGGGCATGGGTGATAGGTCAAATGCTGGGCTTCCGCCTGGCGATCTTTTAGTAAATATCAATGTCATGCCACATCCTGCATTTGTTAGAGAAGGAATGAATTTATTAAGAGATGTAATGGTAGATTGTTTTTCAGCAATTACAGGTACAAGTATAGCATTTATCACGTTGGATGGTAGAAGACTTGAAGTTACTATTCCACCTGGAATACAAGCTGGAACTACCCTTGGATTAAAAAATGAAGGTATGAAAGATAATAAAGGCAATGTAGGAAAACTTTATGTAAGAGTTAATATACAAATTCCTACACATTTGTCAGCAGAAGTTCTTGATTTAGTTGAGCAAATAAAAAATAAAATTTAAATATTAATATGGCATTAACAATAATAAAATATCCAAATCCAATATTAGATGAAGTCATGCCAGATTTTGACTTTGAAAATCCAATAATGGATCCTAAAGAATTAGAAATAGACATGCTGGCTTGCATGTTCGCTAACAATGGGATTGGACTTGCGGCTCCGCAAGTAGGTATCAAAACTAGAATGTTTACCATGGGACATGTTTCTATGCCTGAAAATAGTTTTGCAGTATTCAATCCAGTTATTGTTGATTGCAGTACTGATTTACGTATGCTAGAAGAAGGATGTTTGAGTTTTCCTGGAGTTTACGCTAATGTTAAGCGACCATCATGGATAGTTGCTGAGTACTTTGATAAGAATGGAGAAAAGAAAACAGATAAACTTGAAGGGTATAACTGTGTTTGTTTCTTACATGAAATGGACCATTTAAACGGAGTAGTTTTTAAAGATAGACTTAGTCAGTTAAAATGGGCTCTGGCTGTTAAAAAATCAAAGAAGGTAAAACATTATGCTTGAACCAAATGAAGAATTAGAACAAATTTTTGAAAATGCTGTACTTACAGCCATAAACCATAAACACCAATACATTACATTAGAGCATTTTCTCTATAGTATGGTTCGTAATCCAACTTTTAATCGTATTCTAACTGACTATGGCATCAAAGTTGATGATCTAGTTTCTAAATTAGAAAACTATATTAACAACGAACTTATTAGTATTGTTGACGTAAATTTAAATTCTAGGCCAAAGAAAACAAACAGCGTAGAAAGAATGCTCAATAGAGCATTTACACAAACACTATTTGCTGGAAGAACTACCATTGAACCGTTAGATTGTTTCCTAAGCATATTGCACGAAAAGAAGAGTCATGCTGCCTTCTATCTACGTAGTTCTGGCATTGAAAAAGACAAATTTATTGATTACTTAAACAAAGAAAATTTAAATCAATTGAGCGAAGAAAACGAA